CCGCCGCAGAAAAAGAGTAAATTCAATAATTACACTTCCGAAAGCAAAACCGATTATGCCGAACTGGAAGAGAATATATTGGACAGTATGTTAGAGGGTGACTATGAATGAAAGGAGCAAACGGATGAATGAGATTAAACTGGTGATAGAATTACCGCCTGTTACCAAAAAGAACAGTATGCAGATGATACGGAACAGCAAAACCCAAAAGCCAATGCTTGTACCGTCAAAACAGTATCGGCAATACGAACGCGATTCGGGGTGGTTTTTAAAGCCGCTTGCGATTTCAAGCCCCGTGAATATTCGGGCGTTGTATTATATGGCAACACGGCGAAAGGTGGATATTACGAACCTTGAATCCGCATTGTTGGACGTACTGGTTAAACACGGAGTAATAACGGACGATAATTGCCGCATCGTGGTATCAACGGACGGGAGTCGGGTTCTCTATGACAAAGACAATCCCCGAACAGAGATATACATAACGGAATCGAAAGAGGTGACGGCACCGTGACATTATCTGACGCAATAGAGAAAATGAGAAAGCACCGTCTTTTAATAGGCATAACAGACGGCGAAAAATCGGACAGAGCAACGGCACTTGATATGTTGCTCGGCATAGCAAAGCGAGAACTTACAAAACAGGAAAGCAGGGAAGAAAAATGACAAGGGAAGAATATATCCAAAACAATCAACCTATATATGTGAACAATGATAAATATAGCGAGCCTAAATACACTTGCAAATGCGGTGGTAATGTGAGAAAAAGATTAGATATTGTATTAGCAAGTTATCCGCCAAAATATCGATATGAATGTGATAAATGCGGCAAGGTTGAAAATTTTGAGTTCTAGAAAGGATGATAAAAATGACGAAATACATATTTCCAGTTGCGTTGATTGTGTTGGATTTTGGTGCAGCAATTGTATATGCCGCTCAAAAGGATATACGAATGGCAACGTATTGGTTTGCGGCGGCGGTGTTGAACATAACGGTCACAATGGGAGGATAAAATCGATGTATAAAGGAGTAACACGAAAATGATAAAATACATATTTGGGATATTGGAGATTGGAACAGAATTTGGAGTAGCTATTATTAGGATGATTTGTGGTGATTATTTGGGTGCATTTCTCTGGCTTGCTTTGGCGAAATTAACTTTAATGATTTATACTGAGGATAAAATCGATGTATAACCTCACCTACCTGCGCCGACGGCGAATAAAACGAAAGACGAAACCCGTGTGCGTCCATAAAAAGGGCGCACGCTGTGAAATATTAACACATATGCGCTGTATAAACTGCGCGTTCAAAAAGGAAGTGTATTAATTGACGGTCAAAGAATGGCTGAAAAACGGACGAAATTTAAATTTTGAGATACAAGCATTAAGAGAAGCACGAAACAGAGCGTTAAACGCCGCTGTGGGCGGTGCGGTTGATTATGGTGCGGAACGTGTTCAAACAAGCGGCGGCAACGGCACAGAACGGCTTTTTGTGGCGTACAGCCAGTATTCGGCAGAACTCGAACGGCGAATAGCCGAGCTTGAAGATTACCAAAACGAAATGCTGCGCCTTATCAATAAGGTTTCAAACACCACATACCGAACATTGCTTATCGAGTATTATATAAATTGTAAGTCGTGGGAAGATGTGGCAGAAAGTTTAGAGCGTGACTTGTCGTGGGTATTAAAACGTGAAAAAGGAATAAGAGACAGAGCTATAAAAGCCGTAAGCTATGTATATAAAGAGAACCGGGGGAGTTAATTTCCCCCCGAAATTCTTTTCGTTTTTTCTATGGCAAGCATTTTTATACAGTTTTGATTGTGTAAAAAAAGCGCCTTATCATTGTGATAAAACGCTTTTTATTCGGTTTAACGATTATGACGCTATATTTGTTCCCTGTTCTATAACGGGAAGAATCTCGTTATCTTTTAACAGTTCGTATATAAACAATCTGCCTTTTTGTGTCCATTTTGTTTCAAGTACAACATCCGAACGTCCGTCGGAACGCGTAATGTTAATTGTTTTTGAATGCGTGTATCCCAAATCGTGATAACGGCTGTATAAAAGCCACTGTCCGCTTTGCTTAAACTGTACACCGAAACGGTTTAAAAGTTTGTTCATCGCCGCACCGCTCATTCCGTAATCTTTGGCTATCTGTGTTATTGTCACAAGCCCTTTGTTGTCAAGAATTATGTCAACATAGTTCGCTTTAGGCTGTAACTCGCCGATAAGCTGATTTTTACGCGCTACTTCAAGTTGCAGGTTTTTAAGCTGTTGTGCAAGATTAATTACCGTATCGGGATTGCATAAAACCCTTTCTATCGTTTCGGGTGTCATATACGCGCCCGTTTGTCTGACGGACGGTAAAACTTCGCTCGTGACCCAACGTTTAAAACGCTTTGCACTCGGCAGCTTGCTCGACAATATAAGAGAATATAATCCGCTTTCGTTGATTGCTACTGTGCTTTGATTTCTTCCGATGGTGTCACGAATCGTTACCCCATCTTTTTTATCTTCATCATCAACGTGGTCGGCTATTGCTTTTCTGGTGTTGCTATATCCTAACACCTGTGCTACATCTTTACCCACAAAATACGGTTCGTTATCAATATTGACGGTTCGGATACTTCCGAATTCGCTGTTTTCAAAGACTTTCAGCTCATTCATTTGTTTCACGCTCCAATCTGATAAACGGTAACATTCTGCCTTCGCTTTCGAGAATCAGCTTTAATGCCGTCTGAAAACCGACGCTGAATCCGAGTTCTTGAAACTCAATGTTTGTAGAGATAAAATCGCACCACATATCGTCTTGCAACTTTAAATTATCTATCGGTGTTATATACTTTTTCACAAATGCCTCTGAACGCGCTTGTTTAAGTATATCATCTTCAAATGCGCTGTCGAGTCCGTTTCCTGTTTCACCGCCGCTTACTATCTCAAATAATCCGTGCATAAGCTGTTTGTTTTTAATATTCTTTTCCTCAATCATTTTGTACATTTTTGTCATTAAATTACTCATAAAAAAATTCCTCCAAATTTGATTTGACAAACCCACGAGAAATATGATATAATACAATTGTCATACTTCGGTATGGATTTTGTTGAGGATACTCGCGCGGGTTCGAATACGACGAGTATCCTATTTTTAGTTTTTCAACTCATTGTAAACCTTATCAATTCCTAATCTGATAATTTCGGTCTTTGATAATCCTGTTTGCTTAACACAAATATTAAGCTTTTCTGTTTCGCTATCGGATAATCTAAGTTCCAGACGATTATTTTTAGGATTGTTGGTAGGTCTGCCCATTTTCTTGCCGATAAAATCACATCCTTAAAATTTTTGTTGCAAATAGGGACAAAACGTGATATAATTAACTAAAGAGCGGGTGGCGGCAAGTCCGCCCAATCTTTATTTCCTGTGGCTCTGATTATTTATCGGAGCCGTTTTTTGTTTCTTCAAGAAGCTTAATTACTTTTTCTGTCTGTCCGTCTTTCAGCATTTCCAAAATCATTGATATAAGCAGGTCAAATTCTTTGCTCGTCATATTATCTTCCATATGTTCTCCTTTCTCGTCTTGCCCCGTTATTGTGACAACTCTCTGTCACTGATTATAGTATAACATATGTACGTACAAAAGTCAACCCCTTTTTTTAAAAAAATAAAAAAATTTTCATTACACCATAAAAAACCATAGAAAACCATAATGGATATGTGCTATAATGGTATCATAGAAAAAGGCGTTCAATTCCGAGCGTCTTTTTTGTTTTGGATTTAAGGGAAAGAATGTTTCAAAATTTTTGCGTTGGGGTGGGGAGCGGAAACATAAAAGCGAGGTGATTGCGGTGACAGACAAGCAAAAGAAATTTTGTGATGAGTACCTTATAGATTTGAATGCGACACAAGCCGCAATCAGAGCAGGGTATTCTAAAAAGACGGCAAATCGAATAGGCGCGGAAAACTTGTCAAAACCTGATATTAAAAGCTATATTGATGAACGGCTCAAAAAAATGCAGGATGAGAGTATTGCAAAGGCAGACGAAGTTTTAAAGTATCTCACATCGGTTATGAGGGGTGAGAGCAGGTCACAGGTTGTCATTGCAACGCCGCTCGGCGCGGAACGCGTAGACAAGCCGCCCGAAGAAAAGGACAAGCTAAAGGCGGCAGATATGCTCGGCAAGTATTACGCACTTTATACCGAAAAATCAAAGGTTGATGCTGACCTTAATTTCGAGGTTCGTTTTGATTACGGTGATGATTAGAAAGGATGATTTCAATGGAATTTGAAAATGAAGTTTGGAAAGACATTGAGAGATATAACGGAAGATACCAAATAAGCAATTATGGTCGCATATGGAACACGATTACTCAAAAGTATATGAAACCACAAATGAAAAAGAGCGGATATTATTCTATAAATCTGATGAAACCCAATAAAAAGGTTGTGACGGAAAGAGTGCATAGATTAGTTGCGCTCTATTTTTGTGTTAAGCCGAACGGATGTAATATTGTTAATCATTTGGATTCAAATAAGACAAACAATTTCGCCGAAAATCTTGAATGGACAACGGTAAGCGGAAATACAAAACATTGTTATGATAATAATAGTGAGTTCAGAAAACAAGTAGCTCAAAATTCAAAAAAAGGTATCGAGAAAACGATATTTACAATCGAGGTTTTGAATAAAGATAAAAGTTTAATCGGGGTTTTTAAGGGGTATAAGACCGCCGCTAAGGCATTAGGTATAAACGAAAAGACGATAAGAAATTATGTTCATAATAAAGTGCAAGCTAATAGAAAAGGGTATGAGATTAACATAATTTCGAAAGGTGGTGGTGCGTGTGAACATTTCAGCACAATTTAATTCAATATTTAAACCTGTTCACGAATGTAAGAAAAGGTATATAGTGATGAAAGGTTCTGCCTGACAGGTTCGGGAAAATCAGTAGATACGGCGCAAATGTACATATTGCGGCTTATGCACGATAAGGGTCGCAATCTCGTTTGCGTCCGCAAATCGGACGTGACGAACCGCGACAGCACGTTTGCCGAACTTACGGCGGCAATATATCGATTGGGTGTATCGTCCGTTTGGAAGATAACGAACAATCCGCTTTCGATGCAGTGCGCGAACGGCAACAAGATAATATTTCGCGGTGTGAATGATGACCGACAGAGAGAAAAGTTAAAATCAATCACATTTGCAACGGGAAAACTGACGGATGTTTGGATTGAGGAAGCAACCGAACTCACCAAACAAGACCTTGAGATAATCAACGACCGTTTGAGGGGCGAACTTCCGAAAGGATTGTTTTATCAGATAAAGATGACGTTTAACCCCGTATCGGCGGAACACTGGATAAAAAAAGAGTATTTCGACCGCGAGGACGAGGACGTGTTCACGCACCACAGCACATATCTTGACAACCGATTTTGTGATGAAGCGTACAAGCGGCGTATGATGAGAAGAAAGGAAACCGACCCGGAAGGCTATCGGATATACGGCTTGGGTGACTGGGGCGAAACGGGCGGGCTTATCTTTACGAATTTCGGCGCGGAAGAATTTGACACATCGCTCGACAGATTCGACGCGGTGGCGTTGGGTCAAGACTTTGGATTCAATCACGCAAACGCGATTCTTGCGCTCGGTTTTAAAGACGGTGATGTGTGGGTGTGCAAGGAACTTTATGTACACGAAAAGGACACGACCGAGATAATCGGACTTGCAGAGGGTGAGTTTGACAAAAGCGTGCGTATGTGGTGCGACAGTGCCGAACCCGACCGAATAAAAGAGTGGTGCCGCGCAGGGTATAAGGCGCGCGCCGTTGTAAAGGGTGGTCAATCGGTCAAGGCACAGATAGACTGGCTCAAAGGCAGACGCATACACATTCATCCGAGTTGTAAAAACTTGCTCAAAGAAATGCAACAATGGCGCTGGCAGAGAGATGAAAAACTTGACGAATACACGGACGAACCCGTGCCGATATTTGATGATGCGATTGCAGCTTTGCGATATGGTGTTGAGGGCTGGCGCAAGCATAAGAAAATAATTATCCCCGACCGAAGCGTATTCGGCGGTTTATAGAGGTGATACAATGTATATTAATTCCGAAATCATAAAGGACGGCATAACGCCCGATGTGTTAAAACGGCTCATAGAGCGGCACGCGGAGGGCATAGACAGATATGTTATGCTGAAAGAATATTATCGCGGCAAGCATAATATTTTAAGCCGAACAAAAAGCAGTGAATCGGCGGCGAACAATAAGGTTGCGGCGAATTGGGCAAAGTATATAACGACCGTTGCGGTGTCGTATCTGCTCGGTAATCCGATAACGTATGACGTGCTTGATAAATATGATATAACGCCCGTACTTGACTGTTACAGAGAACAGCATATAAACAGCGTTGATACACAGCTCGGCAAAGAAGCGAGCATATGCGGCGTTGGAATTGAAATGGTGTACGCGGACGAGGACGGCAACCCGAAATCATATGCGGCAACACACGACAATGCTTTTATTGTATATGATGATACGGTGGCGCATAACAAATTATTCGGCGTACATTATTACTTGCAATTCGATATAAACGGACAGCAAAGCGGAATAAATGTTATAGCGGCGGACAGTCAAAATATATATACATATTTCGGACACGATACATCGGCGTTGCAATTTGTCGACAGCCAACCGCATTATTTCGGCGCAGTGCCGTTTATAGAATATCTCAACAATGACGAGCGGCAGGGCGATTTTGAACAGCAAATGTCAATGATTGACGCGTATAACACGCTGATGTCCGACCGTGTGAATGATAAGGTACAGTTTGTTGACGCGTTTTTGCTCTTGCTCGGGATAGACATAGACAGCGAACAGGCGAAAAAGCTTATCCGTGAGAAAATCCTCTGCGGCGATACGGACGCAAAGGCACAGTATTTGAGCAAGGTTTTGAGTGAAACCGATGTCGAAGTATTGCGCAAGGCGATAAAAGACGATATTCACCAAACGTCAATGGTTCCCGATTTGTCGGATGAGAAATTCGGCAATAACACATCGGGCGTGGCGATAAAGTATAAATTGCTTGTGTTTGAACAGCTGACAATGGATAAAGAGCGGCTCTTTGAAAAGGGGCTGAGAGAACGTTTTGAACTGTATTCAAATTTCTTTGCGGTCAAAGCGAATATGAAGATTGTGCCGTCTTGCGAGGTGGATATACACTTTAAGCGCAACCTTCCGGCAAACGAACTTGAATTGTCACAGATAGTCGGAAACTTGCGCGGAATGGCATCGACCGAGACCTTGCTCGGGATATTGCCGTTTGTGTGCGACCCGAAAGAAGAAGCAAAACTTGTCGCGGAAGAAAAGGCAGAGAGCGAGAAGCAAGCGATACTCACACAGCGCGAATTAATGCGCTTTGGCGATGATAACAATGGCGAACAGTAATTATTGGCGCAGGCGTGCCGAACGGCTTGAAAAACAAATACACAGCGGTGACAGAGTGCCGATAAGCCGAATAATGCGACTTTATAAACACGCTTTTGACGAAATCGAGGACGATATAAAGCGCACGTCGTCGGCGCGCGATGAGCTGAACCGTACAGAGGTTGAAGCCTTAAAAGCTGAGATGATAAAGATAGGAGCAAGCGCACCCGACCCGATACGGCAAGCACAGATAACACGCGCGGTATCGGCATATGATTATCGGATAGACCGTATGGAATGGCTTAAATCGAGGGCGTATATGCACTTGATGAAAGTTGCGGGGGTTGCGGCGGCACTTGTTAAACCGCATTTGGAAAACGCATACAGAGCGGCGCGGTACGGCACGATAGACGATATTGCAAATGGATTGAATGTCGGCATAGACTTTTCGCTTATACCGAAACGCACAATCGAAAGGGTTGTAAAATCACCGTTTCACGGTAAGAATTACTCGCAAAGGGTATGGGATAACACGGCGGAAACGGCGGCAAAGGCGCAGAAGATAATCGTGGAGGGACTTATTAAGGGTTCAAGCTATCCGCATATGGCGCAGGAGCTTGCAAGGGTGACGAACAACACATACTATAACGCGTATCGGCTTATACAGACCGAAGTAACGCATTTTACCGAAATGGGGCGTTTTGACGCGTATAAGGATATAGGCATAGAAAAATATACATATTATGCAACGCTCGGGTCAAAGACGTGCGATGTGTGCGCGGCATTGGACGGAAAGACGTTCAATATCGATGAGGGTATCGAGGGCAAAAACAAGCCGCCGATACATCCGCATTGTATGTGTTATACGGTCATCGGTGATGTAAAACTCACGTCAAGACTTGCCCGTGACCCCGAAACGGGCAAAAATTATAAGGTTCGGGGCGATATGACATATAATGAATGGTATGAGGGATTGTCACAGGAAAAGAAAACGGCGGTTAAGGCATATAAGAATCGGCATACCGATGAGGTGCAATATACAAAGTATGTAAAACGGCTCGGCGGCGAAAATATGCCGAAAACACTTGAATTATTCCAAAAAATGAAGTATAATGATAGTGAGAAGTGGGGCGATTATAAGTATTATTATCGCAACATAGACGGCAGACCGATTGAATATGTTAAAATAGACAGAGAATTGTCAAAACTCGGTATCACGAATAAAGGCAGAGCGTACCCGGTGGAACAGTTAAAAATCACAGAATGGTCTGCGCACAGTCAAAAGAGAATGGCGCAAGACGGTGTTTCAAAAGATGATGCTGTATCTTTTTGTAATAAAGCTATCGCTATTATGAAAAAATATCCGAATCCCGAAACACAGTATAATTATTATCACAATAATGGAATAACGGGAATACGTAAAAGAGATGGTGTTGTTAATACTGTTATAGGTAAGGTCAGATTTGGAGAAGATACTGAAAAAATCTTGGAGGTAATGAACAAATGGTTGAGTTAATGAATTGCCCGATGATGAATAAAAAAATAGATTTGGCGTATTGTTTGGAATTGCAAATGATTTCAAACAATGAAATTAAAAAGACGGTAGACGAAAAAGAAATCACGGAGCAAATGTGGGATATATGCAGGAGCTGTCCTAAGCAGGAATGCCCCACGCCCGATTATATCGAGAGGTGATACGAATGAATAAGAAATGTCCTAAATGCGGAAAAAACTATGGTGAGCTGTCGAATTATTGCACGATGTGCGGGTTGGAACTTGAAAAAGCACCGAACGAGTGTTCGGAAAAGAAAACACAGCTTTGCGCTCATCGTATATACAGAGATGATGAACGTTTTTGCGAATATTGCGGCGCACCGACAACATACGCCGTTCAAAAACAATGATATTAAAATGACACACAAGAGATTGCGCACCTGCAATCTCTTTTCTTGTACCCAAAAGGAGTGATACAATGCGGATAAATGTAAATGTTGAGGGAATTGATGCGCTCACATCAAGACTGAATAAGCTGTGTAATATAGAAAATGCCCTGTTGAAGGGCGGCGAGGTTGTCCGTGCAGAGGCACAGGCGAATTGTCCGAAAGACACAGGCAGACTTGCAAACAGCATTGTTGTACAGAGCGAGGGTGGCAACAGCGTTCTTATCGGTCCGACAGCCGAATACGGAATATATGTTGAATTCGGAACAGGCTCAAAGGGTGACAGTTCAAAGCCGCACACGTCCAAAAAGGGGTGGGTATATTTCAATGAGCGCACGGGCGGATTTGTATATACAACGGGGCAAGCACCGCAGCCATTTTTGATACCCGCGCTTTACAGTCAGCGCGACGCGGTTATTGCGGCAATAAAACAAGGATTGCTTGCCGAGATTTAAGGAGTGAGAATATATGACAAGTGTAAACAGGATAACGGAAAAGCTGCTTGCGCCGCTTAGAAGTGAAGGCGTTCGGGTGTGCTATCAATATCCCGAAGATTTCGGAACACTTCCGGCGGTTTCATATTATGATTTGATAACGACAGAGAGCTTTCGTGCGGATAATTCGGAACAAGCGCAGCTGTCAAGGGTACAGATTGACATATGGGCGATGAAGAAAACACAACCGGGTGAGATTGCCGAAAAGGTAAACAGGATAATGCAGGATAACGGTTGGATTCGCGAACTCGGGCGCGACTTGCCGAAGGGTGCGGAAAACCACGTTTATCATTATACAATGCGGTTTGCAAAGGAGATTTACGGATAATGAACAAAGAAAACACGCTTAAACAATTAAAGATATTGTTGGGAATTGCGGACGATACAAAGGACACACTTTTGATGATAATAATTGATGAATGTATCGACAGGGTTGTGAACTATTGCAGACGTGACGATTTTCCCGACGGACTTGTTTCGCTCTTGCCGATAATGGCGCACAGAGCATACATAAGCGGCGGTTATGGCAGAGCCGAACCGACCGGTTCGGTAACATCAATAAAGCAAGGTGACAGAGCCGTGAGCTATGAGGGCATAGCGAGCGCAAACGGCGATTGGATGGACGATTTTATCAGCCGTCTTGAACCGTACCGCCGAAGAAAGGGGCGATTGCCGAGTGAGTGCATTTAGCGTATTTAACAATTGCACGGTGAAAATCGGGCATATCAAGACGTATGACGGATATGTAGACGATGATACCGAATTTATCGAGGACGTGGCATTTGGTGCGGATTTTCAGCCGTACAACGGCGGCTTGGCGCAAAGAGAATACGGGATTGAGGAAGAAGTCACGGCGAGGATATACACCGAACCGACGGGAGGAAAACTCAAATCGGGTATGATTGCGGCGATACGCGACACAAAATATGACGTGGTATATGTCGCGGCGTGGGAGTTTGGCGAAGTTGCCTTGCTCCGACAGCGCAGAGATTAAAATTGAAAAAGATTAAACACCCACATTCGGGTGTTTTTATTATGCCAAAAACAGGAGGTAAAAAACAATGGCAGAGAACAATACTGCAACTTTTGAGGGTTCAAACGGGGCAGCCGGCACACCGCCGACACAGGCAACGGATACGAACAATCAATCGGGGCAGAACAACACACAGACGGGCGGAGCAAATACGGCGAGAACCTATACAGAAGCGGAATTTATTTCCGAAGTAGACCGCCGTGTAAGTCAGGCACAGGCAAAATGGGCGGCGGAGTTGGACGATAAACTCAACTCGGCACGCTCGGAGGGTGAAAAGCTTGCGAAAATGAACGCTGACGAGCGGGCAAAGGCAAAGTTTGAAACCGACAAGAAAAAGTTTGAGAGTGAACGTGCGAAATATGAGGCGGAACGCCTTGAATTTGAAGCGGTAAAACAGCTTTCGGAAAATAAATTGCCTGTCAGCTTTGCAAAAATGTGTGTGGGCGAGAATGCAGAGGAAACTAAAGCGAACATTGAGGGATTCAAAACCGCGTGGAATGATGCCTTGCAAAATGCGGTCAACGACCGTATGCGCGGTACAACGCCGAAAGCGGGAAACGGTGAAAATCTTAATGTTTCGTCGGGGTTTGCCGATGTGATTAATGATTTACACAGATAAAAAGAAAGGAAGATTTAAAGAATGAGTTATTTAAAAAATGAATTGACGGGATTTGTTCCCACACCGCAGGCAACGGATATAATCAAAGATACCGTGCGCGGTTCATCGATTTTGCGTATGGCAAAAACAGAAAGAATGACATCGGATAAGAAAAAGTTTAACGTGTTGACAGACGGCGCAGGTGCTTACTGGGTAGGCGAGGGCGAGCGTATCAAGACAAGCGGCAGCAAGTGGATTCACCCGACAATCGAGGCGAAGAAACTTGCGGTTATTATCCCTGTCACAAAAGAAAAGCTTGAAGATACGACAATCAATGTATTTTCGGAGCTTAAATCACAGATTGCGGAGGCGTTTTATACCGCAATCGACAGCGCGTGCCTTTTCGGTACAAATTCGCCTTTTGCAACCAATGTGTATAAGGCGATAAGCGACAATGAGATGATTGTCACCGACAACAAGAACATTGATATTGCCGTATCGGACGCAATGGCACTTGTAGAGGAAAACGGATACGACCCGAACGGCTATATCGGAAGAATAGGCGTAAAGAACCAATTGCGCAAGCTCCGCGATACAAACGGCGCACCTGCATATGTGAACGGAACAAGCGGCTCGGAGCTTTATGCACAGCCGATTGAATTTGTTCGCAACGGTGCGTGGGATAACACGAAGTGTGACCTTATCACGGGCGCGTGGAAGTATGCGATTGTCGGAATCCGTGACGGTATCGGTTACGAAATTTTGAGAGAAGCGACACTACAAGGAACGCTTGACGAGGACGGAAAGCCGTTATCGCTTGCCGAACAGGATATGGTTGCGATTAAAGCAACGATGCGTCTGGGATTCCTTGTTGTCAAAGATGACGCGTTCGCGGCGTTTAAGAATGCCGTTCCCACGCTCGGAACTCTTACCGTTACATCGGTTGAGGGAAGTGCAACGGGCAAGTCTAAGATTACGGCAGAACCCAAAGTTATCGGTGGTCACAGGCTTATGTATAAGGCGGCGGCATCTGCGCAGTCGGTTACATATGACGCTGATTTATCGGCGTGGACGGAATTTAACAGCGGCGATGAGCTGACCCTCACAAACGGTCAGAAAATAACCGTTGCGGAAGTAACGGCGGACGGCAAGGCGCGCAAGTCGGGCAATGCGACAATCGTATCAAAGGCGTAGGATAATGCGGAATTCGGAATGCAGAAGGGGCGGGATTTTGCTCCGCCTGCAATGAAACAAACAAATAACACAAATTATGAGGTAATACCTCAATAAAAAGGAAGGAAATGATTTATTATGGCAAGCAGAACAATTGACAAACCGAAACCCCGTATAGGTGTTGATATGTACACTATATTTGAGGTGAAAAGCGACACGGCGGAGGCAATCACATACGGTGACGCGGTAACAATCCCCGGTACCGTTGAGATTGCACCGACAGACAACGGCTCGACCGATGTATTCGATGCGGACAACGGCGCATATGACGTTGAGGACTATCTCGAAAAGCTCGGTCACGAAATCACAAACGCGGATATTCCGCCCGAAGTGGACGCAATGATGAGAGGTCTTGAACTCAAAGACAACGGCGTTGAGGTCGGAAAGAAAACGGAGGCACCGTATTTCGGCGTTGCGTGGAGGGTTACAAAATCAAACGGACATTACCGCCTTGTAAGATATTACAAAGGTAAATACGGTTTTGCGTCACCTGTCGGCGCAAAGACAAAGCCGTCAGAGGGTGCGGCGGAAAAACAGACCGCAAAAGCGACTTATTCGGCTGTTGCAACGGACAACGGGGATAAGTATTATTACTATCTCGATACCGATAATCTGCCCGAAAATGTGACGGAAGCAAAAGCGGTTGAGGAATGGTTTAAATCTCTCACGTGGTACCCGTCAAACCCAACTGTTTAATCGGAGGGAATAAGGTATGGCGAAAGCAAAACAACGGACGCTTTCCTTTAATGTCGGGGGCGAGGTCATTGTATCTCGCCCGTTCGACTTTGAGGCATTGTGTCTTATGAACGATGTACACGCGTATCAGACAAAGGGAAAATTCTCTATCTGTGCGAATGCAATCCCTTATTTGTTTGAGGGAACAAAGGTGACGAATGACGTAATAGAAAACGCGGATGTTACCGAACTCGGTGTGTTGTGTGACGAGTTATGGGATATATACACGACCGAGCTTAACAATATGTCAAAGGCAAAACCAAAAAACACAAAAAGTCCGACAAGGGATTGAGGGATATTTATACATTGATGTTTAAATATTACAAACTCTTGCCGGACACAGTGGCAAAACAGCCGCCGAGCCTCTTGTTTAAGGTGCTTGACGGATTGAACGACAGCGAAGATGAAGAAAATATCCCCGATGAACTTAAATGGTTCTATGGGGAGTGAGAAACGTCCGATAAATAAAAAAAGATATTGACACGTATTATAACACGTGGTATAATATATAATATAAGGGGGATAACAGATGAAAAGCTATTCTTCAAGGGAAGTTATCAAGATACTTAAAGCAGACGGTTGGTTTGAGATAGCTTGTGACGGTGACCACCACCAATTTAAGCATAAGCTGAAAAAGGGTAAAGTTACAATAACACACCCCAAAAAACATATTCCGACAGGAACACTTAAAAGCATTGAGAAACAAGCGGGTATTAAATTTGAATAATGCCCGTTTCCCCCTTTTTATTTATCGGATGGAGGTTTTAATAATGAAAGACACATATATTTATCCTGCTGTGTTTTATTATGATGAGGACGGAATATCAATTGATTTTCCCGACCTGCCCGGGTGTTGTCCTTGTGCGGACACAACGGAAGAAGCGGTAAAAAATGCACGTGAGGCGTTAGGGGTACACCTTTGCGGAATGGAACTCGACAACGACGAAATACCCGAGCCGTCAAAGCCGCAGGATATAGACACGAACGGCGGCGTACTTATGCTTGTTGATGTATTTATGCCGCCCGTGCGCGACAGGGTGAAAAATCGCTGTATCAAAAAAACGCTTACAATTCCGTACTGGCTCAACGCAGAGGCAGAGAACCACAATATAAACTTTTCGGGATTTTTGCAAGAGGCGTTAAAAAGCTATTTGCATATAAGCAAATAAACCCTTGACAAATAAATTTAGTATGGTATAATAACCTCACGAGATACAACGAAATTATAAATTTCTGTATCTCGGAGAACATTTTAGCATAACATTCCGTTGCGAATGCGTGAAAATCCTTGACAGATTTTCATCTATATGCTATAATAAATACAGAAAAAGAAAAGGTTGCCGTAAAACGGCTGACCAAGAATAATCAGGTTAAAGTAAACCGTTATCCATTGGTAGTGGGCGGTTTACTTTTTTATTGAGATAATTATTAACAGCACGATGGTGATGTATAATATTATGTATTCCATAAAAAGGTATCACCCCCAATCCCGACTTATGATTATCGAAATGGCGGTCAACCGCTCTACATTTTACCTTTTCTTTTATCTGCATTGTCCATTATACACGGTATGACATAATTTGTCAAGAATTAAAATTGAATATTACGCGTCTACGAAAAAGTAGGCGCTTTTTTTATACACAAAATTCAAAACAAAGGGGTGTTTTAAATGGCAGATGCGGAATTAACCGTCAGAATAAGCGGCGATACGGGAGATTTGGAAAGCGCGATAAGCCGAGTTGAATCACAGCTGTCACGGCTCGAAAGGTCGGGCGGTTCAAACGTCGGCGCGGGAATGGAAAGGAATTTCAAGACGGCGGCGGACAGGCTCGAACAGACAGCGAAACAATGGAAAAATTTAGGCGAGGGCGTAGACACACTCACAAAGCCTTTTCAGGTCGCAGGGGTGGCAATGGCGGCGGGAGCGGTTGCGTCTTCGAAATTCGCAATCGATTTTGAAAACAACTTTGCGGATGTTCGCAAGACTGTTGACGGCACGGATGAACAGCTGAACAAAATCAAACAAGACATAATCGATATGACAACGGTCGGCATAAACGGTCACAGCGCAATACCGCAGACAACGGCAGAGTTGACGGAGCTTGCGGCGGCAGGCGGACAGCTCGGAATACAAACCGAAAATATCAGCAGTTTTACCGAAACAATGGCAATGATGGGAAGCGCGACAAACCTTGCAGGTGAGGAGGGTGCGAAAACCCTTGCGCGATTTATGAACGTTGCCAACGTTTCACAAGGTGAAACTCAAAACTTAGGTTCGTCAATCGTTGATTTGGGTAACCATTTCGCAACAACCGAAGCCGAGATTGCGGCAATGGCACAGCGTATGGGCGCAACGGGTACGGCGGTCGGAATATCGGCACAGGATATACTCGCTTATTCGACGGCGCTGTCCTCGCTCGGAGTTGAAGCGGAGGCGGGCGGAAGCTCTATATCGCGTATATGGATGGATATTCAAACTCAGGTATCAACGGGCGGAGAATTACTCGGTGAGTTTGCCAAAGTATCGGGAAAGACCACCAAAGAATTCGCAGAGGGCTGGAAGAATGACGCAAGCGGAACATTTAAAGATTTTGTTGACGGACTTTCAAAATCAAAAGACCTTGTGGGAACGCTTAAAAATCTCGGTTTTGACAACATTCGAGATTTACAGGCGTTACAAAAACTTGCGGGACCGCAAGGTATTCAGCTTTTGAATGACGCATTGCAGCGTTCAAATAATGCGTGGAGCGAAAACACCGCCCTTGTGAACGAGTTTGAAAACAAAGCAGGTACAACGGCAAGCCAAATGCAGGTTATGAAAAATAATCTTGTTGAAGCGGGGCGCTCACTCGGTGAAACATTCTTACCGTCAATCAACAACGGTGTTACGGATATAAAGAATTTTGCACAGGGCATTGCGAATATGAGCGACGGTCAAAAACAGGCTCTTATTACCACGGGCAAATGGGTGATAGGTCTCGGCGCGGCAGGTAAGATAACATCAGGTGTAACAAAACGGATTGGCGAAACAACCGAAGCTGTTGCAAAAATAAAGAAAGCATTTGAACTCGGTGGAACATTTGCATCGGTCACACCCGTATTGACGGCGGCGGCAATCGGAATAACAGCTGTTGCGACAGCCGTAACGGTCGGAAAATCCGCATATGACGCGTGGTATCGTTCACAATTTAAATGGGCGGAGGGCTTATCCGACGCGGATAACAAGGTACAAGACAGTCTTGACAAATACAAACAGATTTCAAACTTGCAACGTACGCTGAAAGAAGCACGGCTCACAATCGAAAACCCCGAATCAAGTCAAGAACAGGTTGACGCGGCAAAAGCCAAAATCGAAGAAATTAAGGCTTTGCTCGAAGAAGAATATAACCTAAACATAAAATCCGACAATTCGGATTTGAATAATGCGGTTGAACAAGTAAAGAAACTTACCGGCAACGATTTAAAACAGGCTATAGCGGACGAGCAAATGCAGCTTGCCAACCTTGCGGAAAGTTATCGGGAATCTATGACAAAACTTCCCGAAATGCAAGCGAAGTTTGACAATGCAAACGAGCGATTGACATACTTAAAGCTGTTAAATTCGGAATATGCCACACTTGCAACAGAATCACAGGACGGCATTTTAACACAGGAGCAGATGAACCGTGCAATGAATGATGTTGCACGGAGTATGGGGATTACAGCCGACCAAGCAAAAGAATTATATGACGGCGTGACACCGCTTGAAACGGCTTTGCAGGTTGCGCAAAAGGAAGTTGATGATTTAAAGCCTAAAATCGATGATTTGACAAATTCGCAAAAGAGTTATGTCAACATATCCAAAAGCTTTGCAAATAAGCTGACAGAGTATTTCAGTGAGCAGTTAGTCAGCGGCGATATGGACGGAGCGGCAAAAACCCTCGAACGGATAGGCAAAGCGGCGGCGGACGCAGGACTTGATTTAGAGGGGTACGGAAAAATCTTGACCGATATTGCGAAAGCGGCAGGGATGATAGAAGAAAATCAAACCATAAAAATAACCGCAGACGGCGATGTTTCCGTTCTTGAAGAAGTTGAGGACAAAGCGAACGAGCTGAACGGAAAGACTGTTGATTTGACGGTGAACGCGGACGGCACGGAAGCGTATGCGACCATTGACGGCGTAAAGTATAAAGTCGCGGCATATGACGGCGAAACGGGCGAGGCGATATTAACCGCAGACGGCACAAAAGCTGATATGGTTATAAACCGAACCACAGGCGAAGTGCATTTATTCAGCAATGAAGAAGGCATAGCCACGCTTTCGGCGATTGATAATGTAACGGCAACAGCCCAGCAAGCGGCAAAATCTTTAGCCGGTGTAAAAAGCAAAACCGTTACAATAACGGCGGTGTATGTCACAACAAGCAAGCGTGTAGACCAATTCGCGAATTTGAACGGTTGGGCAACAAAACAAGCCAAAGGCACACAGGACTTTAAGGGCGGAATGGCGATGATTAACGACCAAAGGGGCGTTTCCGACCCGAGAGAGCTTGTCGAGGTAAACGGCAAGGGATATATATTTGAGGGTCGCGATGTTGTTCTGCCTCTGCCGCGGCACGCAAAGGTATACACGGCAGGTCAGACAAAGGAAATGCTTGCTATGGCAGGGCTGCGCCGATACGCACGCGGCAAGGATAATCAAGAATGGGAAAACGCACAGGACGATTGGGCGCATTATACAAAGGTCAATAATGTTTCGGCGTTCGAAGCTCTCGAACACTGGGACGAGATGATGAAAAAATTCTCATACGATGCCGAAGCGGTAAAGGATATTCAAGAAGAAATTGTCGCATCCACAAAGGATATGTGGGATGAAGAAATGGCAACGATGCAATTCTATCTTGATATGGGCGTTGATAGCGAGGAGCATTATTATAAATGGCTTGAAACATACCGCGATGAACACTTTGACGGCAATGATGAGATGTGGCGCAAGGCAACGCTTGATATTACCAAATATAACAAGCGAATGGCGAAAGAGAGCGCAGAGGCGTTAAATGACGCGTCGGAAGAATATATCAGATTCCACACAATCGCGGGGGATTGGGATGAGATAGACGATTCGCCGCTTGCCGCTTATGCGCGTGTCCTTGACCGTGCGGAAGAAGATTTGGCGAACGGTGTATATGAAAGCGTTGAGGAAAAGAACGAGTTTTTGAAGAATTTCGGAAGTAATATGTTTGACGCATACAAAGAGGACGCAGACAACTGGATTCAGCACGAGCGTGACTATAATGCGATGTCAACGGAAGATTATATATCGGCACTCAACCGCAAAAAACAGCGCACAAACGAATATTTCGCACAGGGCATAATCGATTATCAAACGTATCTAAAAGAGGTACAGGACTATAACGAAAAGATTATGAGTGCGTATGCGGATGAGGTGAACCAATGGCGCGATGACGCGGACTTTTATCAGCGGCAATCGGAAGTGTACGGCTGGGGCTTTAACGGCACAGGTCACAAATCGGCATTAAAGTATTGGCAAGCGCGGCTTGACCGTGAAATCGAGAATTCGCACGATATGAATCTGTCGGCGAACGAGCGGCAATCGGCTTTGCGTTATGCCGATGAGGCGCGAATGGAAATTTACAAGGCACGACAGGACGAGCTTGACGATGAACTTGAAAAATTCAGACAATCGATTGAGGACACTCGAACCGCCCTTGACGATGAAGTTCAAAATATGCGTGACGCGTGGACAACAGAGGACAGAAAAACCGATATGTCCGAGCTTGCGGAACAGATTGCCGTATTTAAATACGCACAGACAAAAGAGGGTATTGACAAATACAAGAGCCTGAACGAAGAATACACAAGGTTGTCGCGCGAACAAAAGATTGAGGACATACAAGCCGCCAACAGCGAAAAGCTCGACCGAATGCAAGCACAGTATGACAAAATGGAACAAGACAAGATTGATGAGCTTGCAGGGCTTAAAGATGAGCTTTTGAAATACGGCGGTATCGCGGTTATATCCGACCAAACGCGGCAGATTGCGGCGGCGGCAAGTGACAACATAAGCGCACTTGTAAGCAATGTGAGCGATTTCGGCGAGAGTTTCAGCAGCTTTGCCGCACGGCTGTTTGAAAAACTGGACGAACGCCCGACGGTCATAAATAACTATGATAACTCAACGCAGAACATTGCGAACAACATTCGTGACAGAGCCGACCTGCAAGCGGCGGCTTTGGGTGTTGGATTGGGAAGTCTGTCGATGATGTTGTTCGGAAGGAGGAGATAGTTTGAAATACGGAATAAGATACAGAGGGGTACACAGCGGCGAGGTCGGTCTTATCGCAAAAACAAAGACGCGCCCTGCCGCGCCGCCCGTGCGGACAACGGAAGAGACGATTTTATATCGTGACGGCAATCTTGATTACAGCGAAAGCGGCGGACGGCTTTTTTATGATGATAAGATTGTTGAGATTGAATTTACGGCGATAAAACCCGATTTGGTCGATACAAATATGGTTATAACAAGGGCGGTCAAATGGCTTTGCGGTTCGTGGGGCGATTTGATATTTGACGATATGCCGCTTGTGCGGTGGCGCGCAAAGCCGATAGATTTATCAAGTGTATCGATTGAATTATATCGTGCAGGGAAATTTACGGTGCAATTCAGATGCCGACCGTTTAACAATCTCTTATTTGATACATCGGGCATAGAGATTGACAGCGATATTCCGATAGACAGTGATGTGCCGCTTGATTTCGGTGATGATAATGTGTACGAGATGGCGAGTACGGGATATTTTTCGTTCACGCATACGAATACGGGTGATGTTGCCGCGCGACCCAAGATATACATCACGGGTCAGATGGACAGCGGAGCGCACACAATCACAATAAAGGTAAACGGCACAGGGTTTACGCTTAAATTTCCGTCAAACAATCTTTTAAACGGCGGAAAGCTTGCAATTGTGGATTGCGAAGAATGTACCGTGACGTGTGACGGCGCGGACATAACATCATACCTCGTTGACACGACCGATACATATTCGGAATTCCCCGAATTACAGCCGGGCGAAAATGCGATATGGGTCAACACCTCGATAACGGGAAGCATTGAGTTTATATATGCCGCACCGTACTTTTACGGAGCGGACAATTTAGGGGGTGACGATAATGCGTGATTACATAAGAATATATCCGCATAATGAAAAGGAGTTCAAAAGCGGCGGTTTGGGCGTGATGCAAAATGCAAGGGATGTGTGTATTTCACAGAATATAAACGGTGATTGTGAATTGACGTTCACATTGCACCCGTCGGACGAAAAAATGTCGCTTTTGTCGCCCGAGAATATTTGTGACATACAAGGTCAGCGGTATCGGATAAAGACGATAGACGATGATAAAATCACGGCAACGGCGATATATCAAGACGCGGCATACAAGCACATTGTGCGTATAGCCGATATGATAGGAAAGTCACCGTATGAAATAATGTGCAAGATATTTGAGAATACACCCGTCAGAGTTATGACGGTCGGCGAGGTTGCTGCTCTCGGTATGGAGTGGGTGACGGATTTAACGGACTTTTTTGAGGTGTCAAAGGTTACGCCGCTCGGTGCGATGAAGAATCTGACGGACACCCTTGAAAAGTATCGGCATCATTGCGAATTATACATTGACAACTATAATATTGCGCTTGTGAAACAGATAGGCATCGACAGGGGCGCACGACTCGATACGGCGTACAACGCAAAAGAAATGAAAGTCAAGCGCGACACGTCGGAGCTTATAACGAGGCTTTATCCTTACGGTAAGGAAGATATGCCGATAGGCAAGGTGAACAACTCAAAGAATTATATCGAAAGCGCAAACATTTCAACGTGGGAACGCGAGGGATACGAAGAATTTTCGGAGATTGATAACCCGACCGAATTAAAGACGGCGGCACAGTGGCTTTTCAGCGCGGACAATCCCGACAGGGTGGACATTCCGAAATATTCGGTCACGGTCAGCTATGCACAGCGCAAGGACAAAGAGATACGGCTGGGCGATATTGTGACGGTCATTGACCGACAATATAACATAACGTCAAAGCAACGTGCGACAGAGGTCAAAATCTATCCGTTTGAGCCGAACAAAAACGAGGTCACGGTAGGAAGTCCGCCGAAGTCAATAGCGGAAACATTTAAAGGAATGGCGAGTACGTCCCTGAAATATCAAAGTACCGTGAACGAGCGCGGCGAGGTCAAACCGTCGTGGCTTGAAAATCTCAAAGGCGGCTACAGTACGCTTGTGAACAAAGCGATAAGCGGCAATGAGAAAGAACAGCGCAAAACGGTAATTCACGACTACGGCGATATTTGGGTGAACCCGAATAACCCGAATCAAGCGTTGGCGTTGGTCGGCGGAGTTATAGCAATGGCGAACGGAAAGGATTCAAACGGTGATTGGGTGTGGTCGGCGTTCGGTGATTGGAGCGGTTTTACCGCTGACAAGCTGACAACGGGAACGCTTAACACATCGAATGTTTTGATTCGGTCGAATGACGGAAAAACCACACTTTCGGGGAATGTTTTAACAATGAAAGATGCAGATAATAAAACAAGACTTAGAATGGGTCTGGACGGAAATTCGTATAAGTTTAAACTGTATAATCAGAGCGGCAAAACAACTCTGTCGGCTGACGATTACGGCAATTTGGAAATGTGCGGAAGGCTTGATACGACCGTTATCGAAGAGGGTAAGTGCGGATATATAATAGACGGTGATTCGATAACGGGACAGAAGTATTTGAACAGCAAAATGGTTCATCACGGGTTGTACGTTAGTTCGGGCGATGTGGGCAAGGATAGTATAAATCTTATGATACATATAGACGGTATACCGGCGTTGAATTTATCCTCGTTTACAGAGGACGGAAAGAGAAAGACCGCCTTTGCCGTAAACAACACAAGTTATGACGAGAGCAAACCCACATCGTCAACAAATAACCCTGGCACTTGGAGAGCGTTTGAGGTTGTCGAGGGGAGCGAATACGCCACTACAAAATGTTGGGGCGATTGGGATTTTGCGGATACCAAAATACGTTTAGCCTATAAATATGCCCCGACGGGCAACGTTGTTGTGAACGGTTTTAAATTCAAGATAAGAAACGGTTTGATAGAAGAAGTGGTGCGAACATCCGATGCAAACGGAATTAATTTAAAGTATGATTAAATTAAGATATTCGAAATAATTAAAAATCAAAACAGGAGGTTTTAAAAATGGCAGACAAATATACGCCCGAAAGGGCAACGAGCGGAAAGGAACGGCTGAGAACTTGGTGGAAAAAGGTTGAAAACAACTTTGTAAAAATTTTCGGAGCGGTAAGCAAGCATATTGACGGCACAGCGGACAGGCATACGGCGGATATGATTGATTATTCCGATACGGAAACGGTCAAGGCAAAACTTGATTCGACAGACACCAAACTCGACACAAAGGTAGATAAGGTAAGCGGTAAGTCGTTGATTGATAGTGGCGTGGCGGATAATTTGGAGTATGATACTGACAAGGAAGAAATTTTGATTAAGGTGAGTGAACCCTCACAAGGATTGAGGGTGAAAAGTACGGCCTTTTCTGAATCAACTAAAATTGAATCAGGGAGTATTACAATCGAAAGCGACGCATCGGGTTTGGGGAACTCTTTAACGCTTATTCCTTTTGGCGGAATAATGATAAACACAAATAACGAAAATGCGGACGTGCGTCTTGTAAAGACGGGCGAAACCCACAGGCTGTCACAAAAAGCCGATAAAACGGATTTAGCCAACAAGGTTGATAAAGTTAACGGCAAAACGTTGATTGATAAGACTGTGGCAGATTTTTTATCTGATTATGGCGGTGCATTACAAGTTAAATGTGGAATTTTTGCAGATGGGGCAATCGAATCATACAGTGAGATTATTGCACGTGGCGATATTACAGCAAAAGATGGTCACGATGTTATTGCTTATGTGCAAAAAGAAGCGGGAGGTTCGGTTGTGGTACACAAACTGTCCGAAAAGATAGGTTCAGGAACCACTGTGATAGGTTCTACCGATAAAATACGTTTAGAAAGTGCAGATAATGTTGGTCCCAGTGGGATTGAAATTAATCCTCATTTTAGTAATGATGTTGGTGAAGCTTTCATAAAATTGGGGGTTTCTCCCACTTCGCCGTCTAAAACTATTGTGGGAACCGGTTCTATAACCGGTTCAGAAATGGAAAATTCTTTTTCTATATCGGGAAATGATATTATTTGTTCCCCAAACTCAAAAGTAACTCACCGGCTTTCTCAGAAGGTTGATAAGGTTGAGGGAAAGAGCCTAATTGACGAACAGGCGGCAGAGCTTATGAGTGGAGACCCACAGACACTCCGTGTGCATGGTAACATACTAACGTCCGAAGGAGAAGTTACTGTTATGGCATCGCCAACATACGGTGGTGGCGAACCGATTGAACACAAGCTCACCGAAAAAGCAAATATGAGCAATTCGTCAGGCGGATTTGCGGCAGGCGAGGGGGCTTATGCGTATGGCACAAAGGAAGTTGCAAGTGGGGAAATCGGGCTTCTCGGAATGACAGATTTAAACGCGATTCAGCTTGGCACCGGTACAAACGGTCAAGAATTTTCGGTGCAAGTATATGACTATGTATTGGTTGTCAGCGACGAGGAGCGCGGTAAAAAATCGGCTACGGACGGCAAGAAATACATCCAAGATGTGGGTAAACTGTCCGACCTCACAACAACCGATAAATCCTCGATTGTTGCGGCGATAAATGAGGTGAAATCAAGCGGC